ATTTTTTTATTCACTCCAAGTTTTTCAAATATATAACTAACATCATTTGTATAATTTTCATATCTTCCTATAAAATTAACTTTTCTTGATTTTGTTTTACCAGATAATATGTAATGATTTTGTGGTAAGTTCCATGTTTCATTTTCATTGAAATTTTTTATATAGTTTTCAAGTGTTTCATATCCACCCTTTCTACAATTTGCATAATATGCAGACATAAATCGAGTGTATGGGTTTCTAACCATAGTAAAGACAAAATAATCAGATGAGTTTTCTAATAACCGAATAGTATCGTGAGAAGTTAACACTTCGGTTTCAGGAATATCTAATATAGAATTTGTTATAGATGTACCACCTGTCTTGGGTATGTGTATAAAAGCCCATTTATGAAGGTGATTTATTAATAATCCCAATAGTAATAGTTTATAGTTCTACACTATCTGAATATTTCTTTTGATTTAGTTTACCACCTCTTGCCTGTGCAAGTGCTTTATCATCTTTATGTAGTTTGTTTCCTTCATCAACAGATAAAGGTGTTTTATCTAAAGATTTTCCCTTTGGATATTTAGAAAATTCAGATTTATCATATAATTCTTTAATTGAAGCCATATTCTTTTCTCCTTTTATACTACTATAAATATAGGAATTATTTAAATTAGATTATTATCTTCCTGAATTTTATACTCAGTTAAATTTTTTCTTGTCAATTGTAACTTATAAGATGGTGTTTCTTTTCTACTTATAGATTCTTCTCCAAACGCAAATACTCCTCTGTGAAAATCATCAGATACCAATAATTCATTAATTTTTTGTGGGGTTCCTTCTGCATTATTTCCTACACAAATACCCATGATTTTATTATTTTTAGATAAATTAGAAGGTTTTATATTTTGTTGATGTATTACCTGATGTTCGATGGTTCGAGACATTCTATATATTAACATATCTCCATCAAACTCTTTTTCGTTTATAACCTCCATATTATTTGGTTCAAAACTTGTCAACCATAATATTCTTTTATTTTCAAAATTATGAAAAAACCATTCAGTTATTCTTAACTGAAAATAAAAAGTACTGAGTAATATTTTTCTAAATTCATGTATTTCTTCTATGGGAGTGTATTCTTTATCAAAAACAGGATTATATCCATTATTTGCAATGTTAAAAACTATTAAATCAGGAATCGAATCTGAATCTATATTTGATATAAAAGATTCAACATCATTATAATCTGTATTCCACCTACCAAAAGGATATACATCAAATCCTTTTGTTAGAAATTTTGAAAATGGTTTATAATAACCACCAAATAACCATAACTTTTTTTTCATTTTTTATGTATCAAATCTAACAATAAAGTTTATATCATAATCAGGAAGATTTTTTATAGGTTGTGGTAATTTTGCAACTGCAACCATATCACCATCTCTATCATAAATTCCAATTGTAGTTACATAAGGTGCCAAATAAGAACCGGTCGGGTCAGTTAATCTATATGTATCATAATCATCCCAAGAACCAGTTGTAGAACCATATGAACCATCATAAGATGTTTTTTGAGATATATCCAAAACTTCTTTAATCTTAACTGTTTTAGCGGGTGAAACATTTGTAATTTCAGTAGTTGTAAAATCATATGAACCACTTAAAGTTACATCAACCGCTGATGGATTCTGTGAGAAATTAAATTCACCTGCAGGTGCACTAATTAATATCTCAGTTTCATGTATAGTTTGTGTTGCCCTATACTCTATCTCATAATTTTCAATATCGGCTGTTAATTCAGTAAATACAATCAATCCATCGGAATAGAATATATTACCATAATCTACCTGAGGAATTTGGGTAGCTCCAATTGATATTTGGGCAGTAAATATAACAAGTCCATTTTGTAAATCAATAGAAACTAAATATTCAGTATCAGTATCAGAACCATATGTTAAAACCGCCGCACCAGATTGTAAATCAATAGAACTTACAGTTAATGTAAGTGATACACCATCTATACTGAGTACTAGTTCTTCATTATCAATATCTAAACTTACTAAATCATATGAAGGAGATGAAGATATAATTCTACCTTTACCACTATCAGAATAAGTTACATTAGTATCAGTATCAGTTATACTTACCGAGCCAGGTTTTATTCTTTCACCAAATTTAGATTGATTTATTTTTATTACATATATAGTATTACCAAATTCTCTATCTTCAGCAAAAGTACTTCCTTCAGGAATAATACCATAATTATTTAATAAACCATTATCTGTATAATATTTTTTTTCAATTGATTTATAAATCAAATGAACATAAACTCCTTCATCTTTTGTAAAAGTATCCGCATCAAATAAACCATCTTCAGAATACGCCTTAATTATAGGATAATCTGACTGGTCTGCCGTAAATCTTTTGTAGACTTTAAAACTTCTACGAGATATGTTTGATTTTGGTATTGATTTTAACATAAGATAATTCCTCTATATAAATATATGGAAATAAAAAACCCCCACCTAAGTGGTGAGGGTTGTTTAGAGGTTTAATAAATTTTAGAAATCAAGTTTAACTTTAATTAATACTTCTTTATCAAATGATTTAACAATTGGTTGTGAGGTTTTAGCTACTGCAATCATTTCGTTTGCATCATTAAATAATCCAACAGTTGTAATGAAAGTTCTTGGGTCAGTTTCAAAAGTTGATTCTGCAAAACTTCCATCTGAACCTGTTGTGTATGATGGGTTATTTGAGTAATTAAATTCTCTGTTTGTTGCTCTTACGAAGTAGTGTGATGTAGAAACGTTTTCAGTTCTTCTTGCTTCAAAATCTCCACCACCTACAATTGCATTGTGAAGTAAAGCATGATTTTTTCCTTCTCTTTGTACACCACTATAAAGTGATGCTCCTTCACTAGAACCACTATCAATTGAAGTTCCAATTAAATCATGTACAGCTTCTGGATTAAGAACAATTAAACCTTGGTCAGGATAAAATAATCCTAAACCTTGTCCATTAGAAGAAGTTAATGAATTAATAGTTGCTTCATTTTCTGAACCTAAATTGAGTGAACCACTACCTACATTAAATACTCTTCCTGCTTTTCCTACTGTATCTGAGAATTTCTTACCACTATCATCAATTAAAGTTGAAACACCATTAGAACCAGAAAGTTTTAATGACCAGTTTCCAGCATCCATTTTTTCTTTGTAGCGGGCACGAGCTACATTAATTACATAGATATCTGAGGAATCGTGTGTTCCAGCTGCCGAAGATGAGAAAAATGTAAAATGAGTATCATCTTGGTCTAAAAGAATTTGTTTATATTGTGCATAAGTTGCTTTAGATGCTAAGTTTGAATTATCATCATTTGCTAATGATACAGAACCACTACCAAATTTGTGTCCATATGCAACTGAATACTGTACAACACCAGTTGAAGAAGGGTCAGCATTATATACATTATAATAGTAATCTCCACTAGATGCTTCAACTTGTGTAGATGATGTATAGAATGAAGTTAAACTTCCCGTATCACCACTCCACATACCAGTTGTTACTATTTCAACTTTACCAGTTACTTGGTCGAATTCACCAAATCTTTTGTAAATGCCGGTTGAAATGGAACCACCTTGTGCAGCAAGTTTATCACCACCAGTTAAATAACTGTTTATGATTTGAGATAATTGTTCAGAGGTAAGGTTACCTTGATTAGCGGATAAATAGTTAGCTAATTCGGTAGATAAATTTACTCCCGCTTGTCCTGTTATTTGTGCCATTTTTTATTTTCCTTTTTATTATGTTGGTTGTACATAAGTTACTGTAACAGGAATAGTTTGTGAACCTCCTGTTTCGTTACCATATACAGTAAGTGTTGTCTTAATAGTTGTTGTAACATTTGGATTAGGAATAAATGTAAATGTTGTTCCAGTTTCTACGGCTGCGGTTGTAGTAATTTCATCACCTAAGAACACAGGTACAGTTCCACTTCCAGCTGCAGCTCCTGCTCCAACAATAGAACCAGCATTCTTATTAGAAAGAACTAATGTATATCCGCTCTGTGAGTTACCACTTGGTGAAGTTGTTGGTGATAGAGATACCTGACCTGAAGTTTGGTTTACAGAAATGTTCGGTACACCAAATTCTACTTTTGGAATCTTCTTTGTTCCTTTTGGTAAAGTTACCAATTTATATTTTAATACTTGCGTTTCATCAGGTGAAGCCTCTGTAATAGGGATTGCTCTGATTGCTGCATCATAATAAGCAGAACCTTTTGGATGTGCAGGTTCGTATAAAGTATAATCTACTTCATCATCACCTAAAGCAAACTTGGTAATGTTTAATCCTTGACCAGCTGCAAGTTTTTCTCTACCCTTTTTGGTAAGAATTGCATCTACTGTAATAGTTGAATTATCTAAATAAGCCATAATTTATTCCTCTTGTTATTCAATATATAAATATAACAATCTTTATTTTTAATTATTTTCTTTTTTTAATCTACCTCTAAAATTGGTTCTCCACTACCTCTACCACTATCATTAACTCTAAGAGTATTAGGATTAGTAGTAAATGTTTGAACAGGCGAACCACCATCTAAGGTAGTTGCACTTGTTTGTTTCGAACCATTAAAGAATGAATTTTCTAATCCTGTTGTTAAATCTTCTACAAATCTGTAATGTGTTGAGAAGGTTCCATTTAATTCCTCCACATCTATAATATTTCCTCCACTTGGTGCCGATGTTTCTAATCCATTAGAACCAGTAAATGGTAATATAGTAACTTTTGTTCTATATTTATCAACTTCTACAACATCATATACAACAGGTCCGCTTCCAGTTGGATATCCTCCAACTTGCAATCTTTCAGATTCTTTATATGATTCTGTTATTTTAAAAGCCTTAATTCTATCCTTAACTATATTTCCATTAAAATCTAATCTGGTTCTAATAGCATGAGAACCACTACCAAATAAACCAAATCCAGCAACGGCCAAATCTTCTGGTCCAAATCCACCTACTATTTGATATGTGGTTGAATCATAAAATGCCTTTGCTGAGCCAGTTATTTTAGCATCTATCTCAATTTCAAATCCACCCATTGTAGAGCCACTATTTCTTGTTATTACTCCACTTAAAGAAGTGTCATCAAAAGATGAATATGTTCCATCATAATTTACAATTGTTGAATTCACAGATACATCATCACTTGATGTTATTCGTGTTTCATAAAATGGTTGTTCTGATGTTAACGATATATCATCACTTGCCGATATAATAATATTGTATTGTGGATTTGATGAAGAAATTATGGTATGTTCTGTTGTATCTATTACAGTTTCATGATAATTCTCTTCACCTACTGGTCTATTCCATTTAGTCTTACTTCTTTCAAGTATATGGGGTTCAATTAATAATCCACTAGCAACTTTTGCTCTTGCAGGAACCAAACTTTCTAATTGAGTAAATAATGATTTTTCAATATATCTAACTAATTGAACATATTCGTTAAAGTTTAAATTAAATCTATCGAAATAATATTCTCTAAAAGTTTTTAATGCAGTGTATTCATCATTGTAATTATCAGACGGGTCTCCTATATAATCATCTATATTTAATGGACCAACTGATTTTAAGATATCCATATTAATCTCTTTGATTGGTGAGAAGAATAATCCTAATCTATCAGTATCAATTGGAGCCTGGTCAAATGCTTTTTTGGTTGAACGAGAACGATATGATAAATCAATAGAAGATGTTGCTGTTAAAGCATCCGAACTATTAACTTTATATTGAGTTTCAAATCGTGTTTTATTATTATAATTAAACCCACTCGATGGTACTTGAGCAGTTACTGTTCTATCATATGGAGTATAATTGTAAGGATATGATGATATTGATTCAAATCCACTTGCAACAGATGAAGTACAATAAGTAGTTACCAATCCAACGTTTTTAACATCAGTATAAACTCCTCTGTTTTTTGGATATTCAAAATCATGTCTAACAATTAAATCTTCAGTAGAAGCAGAAGGAGATGTTCCATCAATTGCATCAGGTAATAAAGTATGATTCTCAATATTTACTTCATTTAATGGAATTCTCCATAAACGGAATTCATCAACCGAACCATTAAATGTATTACCTCCAATTTTTATTTCACTACCACTTGTCCAAGCTTTAGTTGTTGAGGATAAAGTTGTAGATACCTCGTTTCTAATTCTTTCTTGGAATCCTTCTTTAGCGTATATTGTAAATGTATCACCAGTACTACCTGTAACTCTGTTTACAACTATTTGAGTATATTCATCATTAAAAAATGGGAATGTATCAGTAGAAGAGGATACTGACCCAACTGTTAGTTGTACCTTTGCAAGTGAGCCTGTATCTTTTATTACATCTAATGACCATTCTGAACCACTTATGATTTGTTGGTCTTGTTTTATTTGAGTGTTTAATCTAATCTCAACTGAGTTTGGATAATCAGTAGTGTGGGTTTTCCAAGGAATTGTTATTGCCGCCGAACCACTAATATTAATAGCAGCAGTTCTATCATCATATGTAAATTTAGTTGTACCACTTTCTGTTGGGTCTTTTGGTCCTCCAAATTCCATTACCGTTAATAGTGAACTTGGAATACCATAACAACTCATTAATGCATGAACAGCTCTTCGTGTACCTTTATGTTTTAATAAATAAGGTAAGTTATTAAGTATTCTTCTCCATATTTCATTTTGTCTATTCTTACCAGATTGTGTTGAATATGATGTTCCATCAGAATGGTTTCCAAATGCATAATCCCAAAGTGCCTGAGATTTAACTCCTAAATCAGCATCCCAACCAAGAGATTCTAACATTTGGTATAATAAAGAATCTTTTATTCCTGATTCAAATTTATGTTCTATCTTTTTTGATTTAGATAATCCACTTGTATAAAGATATAAAATATCAAAGTGCTGTCCTAACATATCAAAGAATAAAACAAATTCTTGTCCGGATTCTTCGTTTTGAATATGAGATGGTAAATTATTTACTAATCTATTTTTATTATTTCTATCAAATGTTTCAGCTACACTCAATGCACCCTCATACCAACTTACTCCAAAAGAGCCAGTTGGATTTAGGTAACTTCCTGTATTATTTTCTTTTGGATATGTTAATGTACTCTGAGATGATGATTCATACAACCATTTTTCAAAAGAATCAAATCCATTTATTAATTTTGTTTTTTGTGTTTCTAATTTATTTTTTTCATTTAAAGATGTTATAGAACCACTTGTGGCAGCCAATGACGATGATGCAATTGTTATTTTATTATTATAAAATTCTAATGTTTTTATTTTATAATAGAAATTTTCAATTCTTTCAGCAGCCGATGAATATTTTACAAACCCATCCCAATTATAACTTCCCGAATTATTAACAAATTGTAAATCTAAATCTTCTAAATTAAATCCACTTCCACTTACAAATTTATTTATAATGTTAGTTGATGATTCTGAACCACTTGATATTAAATCATCATAAATTTGTAGACCAATATTATCACTAAATTTTTCATTTAAATTAGGCTCTAATACAATACATTCTTCAATGCTCTCATCTACTAACGTAAATTGTTCAACTATTGGTATAGATTGTACCTTTGATAACCAAACTTGTTGATTTGGTTGTACATCTTTTGGAAGAGGTTCATATAACTTTAAAACAAGAGTTTTAACTTCTTTTGTTTTTTCTTCTCTACCTGTTGCCTCATCTACAACTGTATATTCAGAAAAAGTTTCGGTATCAATACCCCATGTAGAAATAAGTTTATTATCCCCACCTCCCATGTGTAATACATGAGTAAGATATTTAGAAGATTCTTGTTCAAGAGTTTCAGTATTAAATTGATTTTTAATTACCTCTCGTATATCTCTTACTACATCTCCTCTACGAAGTCTGAGATTACCTTTATCAAAATTAATTAAAATTTCTTCTTCTTTACCACTTACTGTTTGGTTGCCTTGGTCGTTATATGGAATTAAAATTAATTTAAATTGTACAACATTAGTATCTTCTGATAATCTATCTCCTGCTTTTCTAAGAACATCTCCTATATTTAATGTCAAAGAACCTTGTGCACTTCTTTTGGAGGCCAATGTATTTGAATTTGATTTTTTACCAACATATACATCAACCCAATCTGTGTTAATAGATTGCCAATCTATTCTGAAATCAACATTATATCCTTGAAAATCTTTACCAATGATGTTTTGTGGATATGTAATATGTGTAATATCAGGACCAGGAAACTCTGATTGTTGTATAACATTAAGAACTATTTTACCAACATCACCACTACCACCATCTCCAATAGGTTGTAGATACACAGTATATTGACCAACCCCATTTGTAAAATCAGCTGGTCTTAATGTCAATGAACCACGAGTACCTAAAGTTCTTTTAACTTTTCCTAAAGTGAAATTTACTGATGTTGCGTTTGTAGTATTCCAACTAATATTAACACCACTATCATTTAAATTATAAGAGGTTGATGATGGTGATACTGATATAGATGGTCTTTCTAAATCAACAGTTCCACCTGTTGCAACAGTTCTACCTGTTGGTGGAATTTGGAAATCATCTAAAAAATCCTCATCTATTAGGTCTATTGGCGGAACATCTTGTATTGGAGTATCCCAAATAGAAGTATCAAATTCTAAAATAACCAAATCACCATCTTTATCATATGTTTTTTTAGAATTGAATACACCATTAATATACTTATCAACATAAACCACCAATTTGGTAGTAGGATATCCACCTATGTTACTAACTTGTTTACTATATACTTTATAAGATTCTTTTGTTTTTTTACCACTCTCCCTTATATCATATGTTAGAGTACTAGAAAGCTCCTTGGCATTATATATTTTAGTAGTATTATTATTTAAAGAACCATTAATATGAACGTCTCCCCTAAAAAGAGTTCTCCTTATGAGAATATTTACTTTTATATCATATGGTTTAGAAGTAATGGAAATAGCGTTTGTTGTACCTCCACCATATATTGCTTGTAGGTTTTGTATTCCTCTGCCAACTCCACTTAAATCGCCCATTTGTTCTCTAAGAGAAGTTGCAACATCAACAGCAATATTACTTCTTTCTAAATTATATGATAGTTGTTCAAATGCCTCGCTATATGGATTTGTAATACTGATATTACTACCAAGATTAGCAATACCACCAAGGTTGAGCCATGTACCGGTCACATCTGACCAGGTCCATTCTCCTACTTTTTCTCCATTAAAATTACCCCTACGGTTTGGTGCTGCCATTTTTTATTCCTATAATTCTCTTATTATTCTATCTTTAATTCTACCATCCAAAACTACACTTGGTTTCCTAGCAATAACTAAAGAATCACTTCTTGATAAATTATCAAATTGGGTTGCACTAATTGTAATAACTCCAGCACCTCCTGCTCCAGTAACATCCAATGGTTCAGGTGGTAATATTCTATCCAGCTCTTGTAATTCTAATTCCATGGCTCTCTTATTTACCTGTTGGAATGTATCAGATATAATTTGTTGAGCCTCCACAGGCACTAAATTACCACCAAACGGGTCGAACTTGGGTTCCGGTCTTGGTGGAATTCTTATTGGTTTAGGTTCTGGTTTAGGAAGAACCTTTACAGGTTCTGGTCTATCACTTAAACTAATTGGTGGTTTTGGTTTTGGTTTAGGTTGTGGTTTAGGTTTTTCTTTTTTTACAATTTTAAACACACACAATCCTTCATCGTGTATATCCGCATTAGGATTATAGTTTTCTGCTTTTGGATTTTTACAACCAACTACTTTAGCCGATACTGATTCTGGTATCGTAGATGAATACTTAGAATTACTCGTAACTGTTTTTAATATTTTTTCTACTTCATCAAGAGTTTCTTGTTGTTCTATTGTTAACGAACTGTCTAACCTAACATCTCTTTTTGGTAACGAATATTCAATACAATTACCAACAATATTTACAATATCATTAAGAATAGAATCATTATCAGTAGATAAAGGCCTTTGTGATTGTAGTGGTAACCCATATCTATTTGAAAGTATATTTGAATCTCTATTTTGTTTGTAATAATTTACAGATTTAACAAATCTATCTTTTATTTGTTGAATTAACAAATCAAAACTTTCAATTTTAAATTCTTCTTTTATAAGATTTATATAATTTTGACCAGATTCAACATTTCCTTTTAATGTTAAAAAAGATGATATGGCCTTTTCTACATCAAACTGCTCAATAAATGAATCTATAAATGGATTAATATCTGCATAAAATGTTTTTTCATTTATGAAAGTATTGTATCTCTCATCCAAGTCAGAGTTTGGTTTTCCTAATTTATCATCAATCGATGGTAATATTCTTATCTCTGTTCTTGAAGGAGCAATTTCATGAATCCATACCTTATCATTTTCTCTATCCTCAGAACCTAATCTTCTATTTAATAAAGATACTGAAGTTTTGAATATTCCATTTTTGTATCCAGCTTCATTTATAAGTTTTTCAACATCTATAAAAAATTCATCTGAATCATTTGCTTTTAATGTAATTTTATTTTTTTGAACTTTACCAAAATACTTTTTTTCATTATCATCATTATATTCAATATATCGTGAAGTATTTCCATTGGCAGATTCTTGTGGAAGTTGATTATCATTTGAATCATAAATAACAAATTCAATAATATCACCTATGTTAATACCAAAGTAACCCTTGGAGATTTCTCTCTCAAAGATTTTTCTATCTTTGTCATTAACAAGATATCCCTTGTTATCCTCTACTTTTTTAAAATTACTAATTGCCATTTATTAACTTTTCTCCGAACCAGCAGCACTTTGTGTACTACCTCGTGTAAATTCTTTATTTAATCTCTGTATCTCTTTAAACATAATAGCCGCTATAGTGTGTTGTTCTCCACTTGGTGAAGCGGTTATTGTAACTGTACCAGGTATTTCCAATTTCCTCTTACTTGTATTAGGTCCTCTTGACCATTGAACTCCTATATAACCTTTACCAGCTTCATTCCCTTCTCTTGGGTCAACTGTGATTGGTCCTCCAACTTTTAACCATGGAACATTACTCGATGCTGTAAATGTTTGTGGTTCTTCTTCATTGAAGTTATAAACGTTAATTGCAGTTCCTTGAACAACTCTAATATCATTTTGGTTATTTCTAGTATAGATTTCAAGATAAAGTTGTTTATCTTGTTTTTTAACCTCAGACTGAGGTATTTTCCAACCTGTATTTGTTTTTTGCTCATATGTTCCAACTACACCTTCAAGGGCTTCAGATGCAGCTTGTCTAACTTGTTCTGCTTCTACTTGTGCTTGTAACTGACCAATTATTAAGTTAAGTGATTTTAATTGTTGTCTTAAAGTTTCTTTTTGTGCTCTTAAACCTTCTACTTGTGCCTTTAACGATACCCTTTCTATTGCATCTCGTGTACCTTTTATAATAGCATTTGAAAAATCTTTTAGTAAATCACCATACCTTTGGTTTGCTGACTGAGCTTCGTTTTCTGCTGTTGCGGTTCTTAGTTGTAATGCATCATTTTCAATTTTAAGAGCCTCATTTTCAGCTTCAAGTTGAGCAATTCTTGCTTCTAACTCAGAAACTAAATTTTCTAATTCAGATATACGTGCAAGAGCATCGTTATATAATCTTCTTAAATCTTCATAAACAGGTCTTGGTACTACATCAGGTTGTGGTTTTTTTGGAGGGCCAATTAATTCATCAACTTTAGTATCTACTGCCTTTACAAGTTCTTCTTCATTGTATTTTGGTTTTTCAATACGACCAGTTACTTCACCATCTCGTTCACCTTTTAAATGAGTATATGGAGCATCCCCTCCTTCTGATTTACCAAGTATAATCGTATCAGAACCTTGCACAAAAGTATGATTACCCGTACTACTATCTTTTGAAATGATAGCACGAGAACCACTCGCTATGAGTTCATTGATTCTAAATTGATTATCTACTGCCATTTATTATTTCTCTATTGTGAAAGTTAAATCCTTATCTTCAAAGTATTCAATTACACCATCTCTATCTACTTTAATTTGAATATAATAATCTCTGTTATATTCCCAATTATTAAAATCTAATTTAAAGTAGTTACCACCTGAATCACACGAAACTTTTGTGTAATCTGAGAATGGTACAATTACATCTTCAGTTACCACATCTTTTATTTGATAATAAGTAGATGAGGGTAAATATTTTACATCTGTGTAAGAGTATTGATTGGTATATGTTTTGAGAGGATATTTCTCTCTACCGAAAACTCTGATTTCAGGTTTACTTCCACGCTTGTATCTGGTCTTTAATCTTTTAAATGTTACATGAATATCATCAGCGGTAAGTTCTGTTAAAGAACCAGTAGAGAACGAAGAATCATCCCAACCAATTCTTATCTTAGGTTGGTAAACGGTGTTTGTTTCTTTTGAAAAGAATTTAAGTTGACCGTAATCAACTGTATCATTTTCTAATGATGAATCATATTTTAAAATAAATCCTTCATTTGGAAGAGAACCACTAATCCATTGTATCATAGTGTTCTTAATATTCATCTGAATATCAGAAGTCTCATATGAAAATGATTGTGATGAATAAGAGCCGGTAAACCAAGTTCCTCCTTTACCATTAAATGAACCGGTTGTATCTGCTGAATGAGAATCCGCACTTAACCAATTTGTTCCTGTTCTAACTTTGTTCCAAGAAACACCATCAGTAGTAATATCATCAAAACGAGTACCAATACCCATATCCCAAGATTGTGTTACTGCATAAGCATAAATGGTATAATCTATTGGAATTTCAGAAGATTCACATTCTCTAAGAATGAGTTCTGCAGAACTCATAGTGATATCACCACTTGCTATGGATTGAGATAGGGGAGTAGTTTCAAACTTGATTAGGGTATGTGCAATATCTTTTAAGCTTCCATAATAAGTTTTGGAAACTTCTAATATCTCATCCAACCCAGTATTCTGAGTTGGTTGTTGTAAGTAAATCGATGCATCTTTAGATGCGGTTACAAAGTGATACATTATACAACCTCCCCTTTTATATCTTTAGATGGAAATTTAATTTCAAATATTGATGGGTCTAATGATGGATAAACCAATTTATTCTTAGTTGCCGCATTAATGTTGTATCTTACATTAGAGTAATTCCCACCACACTTATTTACTACTTCACATTTTGGTACTGATTGAACTCCTTCTACCGAGGCTATTGTTAATTCAAGTTCAGATAAATTTATAGGATTGTTAAAAGTCCAATTATCAATATCAAAGTATTTCGTTATTTCATCGATACATCTGATAAGAACTTCTCTATTATTATATCCACCATATGTTCTTATCTGAAAATCAACACCAACATTAATAATAAATCCATCTAAAATATTTACACCATCGGTTAACATTCTATGTTCTCCAATGTATGATTTTAGATTTTCTTTAATCGCTCTGTTTAATGTTGATAATTTTTTATCAGAATTATATCCTAACAAATATAAATTTATAGCGAAAGGATTGTTTTTTTCGTCAATATTAGATTTTTTACCTATTAAAAAAGTTTGAATTTGTTTTTTTATTTCTAATTCAGATAAATCTTTACTTTTTAAATCAGTTATTAAATCTGTAAATTCGTTTAAAGAATTTGGATTTGCTAAAATGGATGAAGGTGAATTGTTATCTAATTCTCCGTCTGGTGCACAATATGCTTTTGCAATACCACCATATTTTGCTGGTAAAGATAATGCTCTTACTTGATAATCTTTACGAGTTACTGCTCTATTTTGAGAACCAAAGTTTGCTAATGAATTTTCTCTAATTTCTTCAATTGTTTCTGTACCTCTACCTCCAGTTGCAGGAGATTCATTATCAACAGCAACTGATTGTTTTACAGTTCTGTATGTAGGTATTTCACTTTCATTAAAAACTTGACTATCATCATCAAATTCAATAGCTTCAATTTTAGTTATTTCACCACTAGAAACATTTGAATTTACACCCCCTCCTACTAAATAAGAAACAGTAATTGTTCCTGTTGGAGCCTGGCCATAACTTTCTGATTTTAGAAAATTAGCAGGGTCAAACGATGCACCTAATCTATCTATTGAAGAACGTAATCCTAAACCAACATTTTTTAAATTTGGTATTAAAGTTTCATCAGAAGTTCCAATATTAGTTCCTCCTCCAAAAATTAGTTCAGTTGAATTATCTTCATTTACTTTTGTTGTAAATCTTCTTGATGTTTTTATTAATTTTAAAAGATTAGGTACACTTGATTTATATTGAGATAAATCTTTATCAGTTTGTTCTGAATTTGGATAATCAATGTAAACCATTTCTTGTGCAAGATAAGGTACTTGATACCATTTGTTACCATTCGAATCTCTTACATCGTAAATATCAATTACGTTGGTATCTGTAATTTTTATTTTTGAAAAAGCCTCAGGAGTATTACTGAATTCAACTACTTTTTCTTTTAATTCAGCTGAAATTGCATTTACATATTTTTTTATTAAATACTGAGATGGTTCCCCATTTAGTGGATTAGTACTATAAATTGTTACTTCTCTATCAGAGGTATCATTGAAATCCAATAACTCAGTTGTCCTAAAAGAAGTTCCATTTCCAGATTCTACTACCATACCTTCTTTTATTCTTAAATAATATTTTTCGTCTGGTCTATTATTCTCACCAGTTCCTATACTTGGGGCTAATTGATAAACTGATAGTTTAACGATAGAAGGTGATATTACTTTTGGTTTATATCCTAGAAATTGAGATAAAGCCAATACATTAGATTTATCTTCTGCGGTAATCATCATTGATTCTTTTAGGGTATCATCAATATAATACCCAAGAACATCACCCAAGTAAGATGCCATTTCAATAAATAACATACCAGGAGATGATTCATTGAAATCAGAATATGTTTGAGGAAAATACGTTTTAGCGTAATCTATTAAGTTCTCTCTAAACTGACCGAAGTCTTTGTTTAAATACTTAATGTTTCTTCCTTTTCTCGATGTAGAACCGTTGAGTGCCATATACTATCCTTGTACTGTAAAAGTTATTTCGTTTGTATCAATATCGTTGCCTACTGTGAATTTCACATTCATATTAGCTTTATTTAAATCTTTCATTTCATCAGTCATCTCGATATCTATTTCTTCTATATTGATATAGGGTAACCAAAAATTTACAGATTCAATGATAGTTTCTTCAAGTTTTTCTTCAAGATTACCATCTATCTGTTCAAATAGTAGAGAATGAATTCCACTCCCAAACTCAGGCTGCATTACTCGTTCACCCTTTCGTGTTAATAGTAAATTTCTTAGGTTTGATTTAGCAGCATCAAAAGAGCTGAAGGTTTGTTCAAACATTGTATTTCCATTTTTAGTTGGAGATACAATACCATATGCATGGTTATCAAACTCTTCAGTATCTTTTAAAACTTTTTTACCTAAAACGTAAGCCACTTATTATCCTCCACATTGACAGTTTCCACATCCACAATCACCAGAACTTTTCTTTTTTAAAGTTTTAGTGAGTATGAAAACCGAAGCTCCCAACATTATCAATATAATTAATCCTTGTACCATTATCTTTTAAACTTTTTAACTAATGCAGAATTATCTCTGTTTAAAACTCTATCTAAACCAGGTAATCCTGTCTGAACACCCAATCCACCTTTCTTAGCTCCGCCACTTGTTTGTAGGTCACCATAACCCATTTGTGCAGCCATTGAACTTCTCATTCCTTCTAAACCAGCCCCCGCTCCTTGTTGTGAGAAAGAAACCGTTTTATCCATACTTTCATTTACAGGCTGTTGTTGAAATGAATCTAACACAGATTTAGTTTGTGTTGAACCTGCTCTTTGTTCTTTAGTGAATGGTTTTGTATTGTTAAGAACCTCATTAATCGCAGCGTTTTTTGTAAACTGTCTCTTTGGTTGCTCTTCTCTTTCATTTTGTAATACTTGATTAGCCATTGCAAAAGGGTCTACTTCTTCACTCACCACTTGGGTTTTATTAGAAGATTTCATTTTACCTTTAACTACTTCATCAAGTATTGCTGGAAATTGTTCTTTAAGAAACTCTTCATGTTTCTTTGCTACTTCAACTTCCACTAGTGCTTTTATTACTTTTACTAATTTCTTTGAGTCCATTATAAAATATTTTCCGTTTATCTTAATATAAATATATGTTTCTCTGTTTTATGGTAACTGATATCCAGTCAAAGTTACCACACCAGGTGATGGGGGTAACAATGGAAATCCAGGATATAATGATGTTGTTGATACTATTGCTTGTACACTGCTTAGATGTACTGTTGCATATGCAATAAACATATCTAAGAAATTAGATGGTTTATCAGTAGGAAACTCAAGAGGAGATTCGGGCCATGTACCAGGATTAGAAACTACTGCCGATACTGATGCTATATTTTGAAAAGCACCAACTGCTGGAATTGCTGGTGGGATTTGTTGTAATGTTGCTCCTCCCCAATATCCCAGCACCGCCTTACCCAAATCTTTAATAAAGGCATGTCTATCTTGTTTAGTCAATGCAATTGAACAAGCAAGTGTTACCATTGTTTCCATTAATTCTTTATTTCCTTTTTGTATTGGTAGGGGAAACCCACCAAAACCACGAGTAGAAATAGAACCCGTAATCATTGCAAAATCATATGCTTGAGTAAATTGTTTGGCAAAATCTTCTTTGGATTTTACTCCATTCGGATTACTCATATAAGCATTCATAATGGATTTAAAACTATTCCAAGACATTTTGTTACTCCGTATAGTTTAAAGTTGATAAAGCATCTCTAAGTTTAGATTTTATAT